AAGTCACATTATTTGCCGATGTGATATAATTAATTAATGTTAGGTATACCATTTGCCTGACACTTGGACAAGTCGCTAATGTCTAAGCTAAGAAAATGATAATGGGAAGTCACATTATTTGCCGATGTGATATAATTTAAATATGTTAGGTATACCATTTACATGACACCTTAGATAAGTCGCTAGTCTAAGAAAATGATAATTTAATTAATTCTATTTAATTAATTATCATAATGGGAAGTCACATTATTTGCCGATGTGATATAATTTAAATATGTTAGGTATACCATTTGCCTGACACTTGGACAAATCGCTAATGTCTAAGAAAAAAATTAATTAATTTTATTAATTAATTGCAATGGACTATAAATATTATTTTATTATTGAATGCAAAAATATTGATTTTTTTATATTTATATATAAATATAAAAAAATATAATAATAATAAATGGGTATTCAAGGATTACATAAATTTTTAGAAAATAATACTAATTCTGGTATTAAAGAACTGCATTATTCTAAACTTCAAGATAAAATAGTAGCAATTGATACATCTATATTTATATATCAGTTTGCATCAGCTATTAAATCATCTATAGAAGACTTAAAAACATCAGATGGACGTATAACAACACATATTCATGGAATTTTAACAAAAACATTAGGAATGATAAAAAAAAAAATTAAACCAATTTTTGTGTTTGATGGTAAACCACCTAATTTAAAAAAAAATACATTAGACACAAGAAAAGTTAAAAAAACAAATGCTAAATCAGAAATAAAAGATGTCATTAATAAAATAAAAAAAACACAAGATATGTTAGAACCAACACCTGAAACACCAATACAAATTGAAGAACAATTAGAAAATATTTCTAAAATAAAAGAATATCAAGAAACACTTGTTAAATTACAAAAAAAGGCAGTTTCTGTAAGTCATATACAAATGGAAGAATGTAAAGAAATTATTAAATTACTTGGAATACCAATGATACAATCAATTGAAGAAGCAGATTCTCAATGTGCATGGCTAGTTAAATCTGGAATTGCAGATTATGTTGCTTCAGAAGATATGGATATTTTAACATTTGGTGCAAATAGATTGATTAGAAAATTATCAAGTAAGGATTATGTCACAGAATATGATTTAAATATATTATTGAAAGAATTAGATTTAACAGAAAAACAATTTATCGATTTATGTATATTACTTGGTTGTGATTATATAGGAACAATTGGAAAAATGGGTCCTAAAAAAGCATATGAAATGATTAAACAATATGGTTCAATTAATAATATGATTTCATTAGATCCTGGTTTTAATATAAAACCATATAAGTATACAATACCACAAAATTTTGATTATACTATAGCTAGAGAATATTTTATGAATCCACCTATAAATAATATTAAAAAAGAAGAATTAATTTGGTCACCACCAAAATATGATGAATTAAAAGAATTACTTAAAATAAAATATGAATATTCAGATGAAAATATTCAGAAAATATTTGGTATATTACAAGGCGGATATTACTCTGTAATTTGTGGTACTAAATCTAAAAAACAATATAATATTGATAAAACTGCATATATTAAAAAATTACGTCAAAATATTAATTTCGATTCTGACTCTGAGTAATTCCAAATATATTATTACTTGTAAGATTTTTTGTAATATTTGAAATAATATAAAAAGACCCAATTAAAAGTATTAAAATAAGAGCAAACATCCAATATAATAAAAACCAAGAAAAATTAGTGTATCCAATTTTACAGAACCAATTTAAAATAAATGTAATTGATAAAATAAATAAAAATCTAGTAATTAAATTTACAAAATTTATTTTACGAGAAATTGCACTATTAATTAATGCAATTGAAAATAAAAATGATGAAATAATAAAATAAATATATGATGGACCACATAAATTATTGACATTGATAAGAATTTCTTTATACATTTATATATATATTAAATCTATATAAAAATTTTAATTATTATTTATTATTTATTATTATTTATTATTTATCAATTAAATGTTAAAGTGATATTATTATTTCTTAAAAATAATAATATTTTTATATATAAATGGGAATTCCTGGATTTTTTAATTCTATTTCTAAAAATTATAATATTGGTATTAATTCTAATAAAAAAATATTAAATCCATATATTTATATTGATTTTAATTCATTAATTTATACATCTAAATATATTGTTCATGAAATTTTATTAAATTATGTTAAATCAATACTTGAATTAGAATATGATAGTAATATTGATTTTTCATTAATACCAAATCCTGAATTATTTAATAAAAAAAATTTAAATAAAGATTCTATATCATCTATGAGAGATCTAATGATATTTAGGACAATTGGTAATTTACTTGTAAATATATTAAATCAAACATCAAATCCAACAGTTTTTTTATATATTGATGGTGTTCCATTTATTGGAAAAATGATTGAGCAAAGAAAAAGAGCTTTACTATCTGGATTAATTATTAGAGGTAAAGAAATTATTATTAAAAATACTAAACCAGATGAAATAACTAAATATATATCAACTATTATTGAACCATTAATTAGTTTAGATAAAAATGTAATAAAGCCAGGAACTGTATTTATGATTAAATTATTAGAATGGTTAAAATTTACATATCCTGATTGGTATATTAATGATTATATGATAAATGGTGAAGCTGAACATAAAATAATGGCAGATATAATAAATAATAAATCTATTAATGATATTTTAGTATATTCTCCTGATGCAGATATGATTGTTCTTCTTTTACCTCTAAGTTTAACAAAAAAAATATATCTTGTTCGTGATTCTATAGATAAAACAGTTTATAGTTTAGAAAAATTAAAAGAAGATATTGCTATCCATTTTAAAGATTTAGTTAAGAAAGATTCAATATTATACACTAAGTTAGATCAAGTATTACTTCCAAGATTAATATATGATATATGTTTTATATATAATATATTTGGGAATGATTTTTTGCCTAAATTGGAAAATACAAATATTTATGATAAAACAACAATAACAAGAGTCTTAACACAATATGCAAAATATTTAAATTTAGCAATTAAAAATAATAGTATTGATGATATTTTTTTAATAACAAAAACTAATTCAATTAATTGGTATGGTTATACTATATTTTTAGAATGGTTAGGAAAAGAGTTTCCACATCCAGTTATCGAGAAAAAATTTATACAAAATGAAATTTTTAATCCATCTAAATATAATGATCAAATTTATTCATTAAATAATTTTGGTAAAGGATTATATAAAAAAAATCCTGATAAATATATCTGGAATAATTCATTTTATTTATCAAATACATTTTTTGAAACTTCTAATCTTGATGAAATTATTCCTGATTATTGTGTTGGAATAATTATGATTAGTCTTTTATATTCAAAAATATATGTTGATAAATTATCTGTAGAAGAAAAACAAATTGTTGAGTTGTGGTATTTTCCACATCATAAAGCACCTTTAATTCATGATATTAGTACATGGCTTAAAAAATTTATAATTAAAAATCAATTTAATATAGAAAATTTTAAAAAAATTATCAGATTACATATTGTTAATAAACTTGATAGATTTCCTAAAATATTTAAACCAGATTATATGTATCAGTTATATTATATAACTCCAGATTATGATGAATTTGTAAATCTAACAAATCCTGATAAAAAAAAATATCCAAAATTAAAATATCATATAATTTATAAAGATTTTATTAAACAATTAAAATGGATTAATAATAAATTAAATATATCAGACTTGGTAGATTGTAATGGACAAAGATTTATAGATAAATGCGTACCTTTACTAAAATCAAAAATTAAGAAAGAAAATATTAATTTAATGTTTGATCCAATAAATTTTATAGTGTAACTTACATATATAATTAATAAATTATATATTTTTATTAATTATATTTTTTTTTTAAATCATTAACTACATCATCATCAATATTTGTTTGATCTAATAATGTTTTAACTTTACTTACATCACCATCTATATGTGCTTTAATAATATCATTTATTGTTTCTGTTTCTGCATAAAAAGAATGTTCAGATGAACTATCTGAAATAATAGTATTATTAAATATGTCATTTAATTCATCAATTTCTTCTAATATTTCAAATGGTTTTCCAAAAGTGTCTATGAATTGTTTGGCTAATTCAGTTTCTTCTTTCGTCTCTACTAATTTATATTGTAAAAGATCTCTTGATATTTCAAGTCCATTATAAAAATTAATATCAAATGAATTATACCATTCTTCAAAAATATCTAATTGTTCTGTATTAAATTCATAATAAGTTTTAATTTCTAAAAATATTAATTTATATGTTATTTCAATAATAAAATTTATTTCCATTTAAATAATATATCATTTATATCATTTATGTCTTTATATATTATTGTATTTGCATTATTATTAAATGTGCTGAAACCGGGTTTGTACCTCCTGCTATTGGTGTTATAGTTAAAGCAGTTGTTCCTCCTGATGGGTTTCTTATACTTAGAATTGAATTAGGTACAGTAATATTTACTAAACAAATACCAACTAATTGTGATGTTCCAGTTGCACGACCAACAAGTGTATATGCTTGTTCTAATAAATTTAATGCAACACATAGCTGACCAGGTTCATCTATACTAACTTGAAACTGAATTAAATATATACCAATTGATACTAAATTAAATGTTGAAGCACTTATTCTTAAAATATTAGAACCATTATTTGGACCATTATTTGGAAACTCAACATCAGATCCAGGTGCCACTGTTGATAAATTATCACCAGGCATTAATGCATAAAAATCAGCACTATTTAATATTGAAATTGGTCCAATTGAACCAGTTGGACCAGTAGAACCAGTTGGACCAGTAGAACCAGTTGGACCAGTAGAACCAGTTGGACCAGTAGAACCAGTATAACCTATTTCACCAGTTGGACCAGTAGAACCAGTTGGACCTATTTCACCAGTTGGACCAGTAGAACCAATTGCACCAGTTGGACCAGTAGAACCAGTTGGACCTATTTCACCAGTTGGACCAGTAGAACCAATTGCACCAGTTGGACCAGTAGAACCTATTTCACCAGTTGCACCAGTAGAACCAATTGCACCAGTTGGACCAGTAGAACCTATTCCACCAGTTGCACCAGTATGACAAGAATTTTTATTTGATTGATTAGATGATTTAGATGATTCAGATGTTTTAGATGATTCTGATGATTCAGATGATTCAGATGATTCTGATGATTCCGATGATTCACATGATTCAGATAATTCAGATAATTCACATAAATTTAAATTTTTAACATTTTCATGACTTTCATGACAATCATTATGTTCAGACATTATATATAAATATAGAGTATATTTAATTTTTAAAAATAATGGTATAAAAATTTTAAAATAATTTTAATTCCATAAATTTATACGATTTTTTTCTTCAATAAACATTTTATGTCCTGGTTTAATGTTATAAACAGAAATAAATTCAGGAATATTTGATAATATTTGATTAATTCTAAATCTTCCTGGTGAATGTACATCGGTATATAGTCTTTTAATTAATTCATTTTGTCTAATTTTTTGTTTAAAAACATTTGCATATGATTTATACATATTTTTATATAAACTTTTATCTACATTTAATTTGTTTAAAATATTTGTAATTATTGTTATACCAGTATAATCTGCTATATTTTCACCTAATGTCATTTGCCCAGAAATATTAATATCAAATAATTTAATAGAATTAAATTGGTCAATAATTGGTTTAACTTTTTTTTTATAATTATCAATATCAGATTTTAACCACCAAGTTTTTAAATTTCCATCAAAATCAAATTTTCTTCCCTGATCATCAAAACCATGTGAAATTTCATGTGCAATAACTGATCCAATACCACCTAAATTCTTTTCAAAACTAGCATCAGGTGAAAATAATGGATTTTGTAAAATACCTGCAGGAAAAACAATCTGATTATTTAATGGATTATAATAAGCATTTGTTTCATAAACATTCATATGCCATTCTCTATGATCTAATTTTTTATCTAATTTATTTATATTATATTTAAAATAATAAATAGAAAATACTTTTAGTGCATCAAATAAATTTAAACTATCTATATTTGCATCTATTATAGGTTTATAATCTTTAGAAATTTCAGAATAGCCAATAAGTGTTTTCATTTTATTAATTTTATTAATAGCTTTTTTTTTAGTTACAGAATTCATCCAGCTAGATTTACTAATAATTTCACAAGATGATTTTTTAATTTTATTAATTAGATCTAAAATTAAACTAGTTGTTTTTGGATTATAATATTCTTTTATATATTTTTGTCCAATAATTTCTCCCAAATTATTTGATAAAATACTTATATTTCTTTGTAGATCTGATTTTTTAATTTTTGTTCCAGTTAATATTTTATCAAAAAAATTAAAATATAAATCATAAATATCATCTGATAATATTTCAGATGATTTCACAAAAATATTATATTTAAGATATAATTTAATAAAATCAATACCAAATTCTTCAAAAATTTTTCCTAATTCTTTAAAATAATAAAAATTAAAAGATATAATTTTAGAAAAATAATCATCTATATTTGGTTTTAATTTTTTAATCCAAAAAAAAATACAATTTAAATTAATATTTTTACCAAGTAATTCTTGTAAATCATTAAAATTAATTGAATTATATATACAATCAAAATCTCTCTTTTTTTCATTTTCAAATAATAATGATGCAATTTTTTTTTCAAACATAAATATTTTTTCTGCTATATTATTTTCAATATTTGGAAGACTAATTATATCTAATTTTAAATAATTTAGTGTTTTTTTTATATATTCGATATAATCTTTTTGAATATTAATATTATTATAATAATCTTTTGATGGTAATAATAAATTTAATTCATTTATATATAATAAATGATTTTTATTTGAATGTAAATCTGGTTCTACCCTAATATTTAAAAATACAGACATATCTAGTATACATAATAAACCTATAATTTTAGATAAATCATCCCATGTTTTAATATTATCAATTTGATTATAAATTTGATATAAAGGTTTATTAGAATCAAGATTTCTGTTATGATTATCTGTTAATTTAGTATAGATATTTTTAATTAAAATTTCATTTGGTGTTAAGTATGAATTATCTGTTGAAGAAATTGAATAAATTATTTGAATAATTTTTTCTTCAATCTTATTAGAAATAATATTAAATGTAGAAAATCTAGAATATTCATCTGGTAAATTAAATATTTTGAACCAGTGATTATTTATATAATTATAATAGTCATTAAATTCATACTGTGAGTTTATCATTATATATATGAAAGATAAAAACTATAAAAAATTGAAATAATAATTATTTGAGTATATTGATAAATTTAAATAATTATTATAAATGGGGAAAAATCAATTTGGAGGAAATAAACAAAAATCGAAGAAAAACCATATGCCTAGACAAAAATCAGTGCCTATTAATGAAATTATGCCTGATGGAAAAAAAAAATTTGTTGCAAAAATTATTAAAAAATTAGGAGATAGTAGAATGGAAGTACAAACATTACCTATTAATGAAACATATAGAGCATTAATTCCTGGATCTTTTAAAAATAGAATTTGGATTAATACAGATGACTATGTTTTAATCGAAGTTTGTCTTGAAATGTCTGGAGCAAACTGTTTTATTACACATAAATATGATTCTAATGAAATTGATGAGCTTATATCATTAAATATATTAACAGAAGAAAAAAAAGATGAAGAAACTGAAATTGTTTTTACAAATGAAACAAATGATATAAATTTTGATGAGATTTAATTAATTTATACTATTTTTGTTAAAATATAACAAGTTTCATTTTTTTTTATATATTTTTGTGAATCTATTTTAAAATTAATATCTTTTTTAAGTTCATCTAATAAAATAAGTAATTTTTGAAATTCTTCATTCCCACCAATAAATAATATTTTTTTATCTGTTTTAAATAAAATTTTTGGATATGTTGTATAATGAATTGGTATATGTTTTGAATCTTCATTATTTATAAAATTTTCATTATTATCACATTGAATAAGTTCAGATTTTAATTTAAATTTGTTAATAGAACTTAAAGTTTTTTGTGAATAATCGCAATATGATTGGTAAAATACTTTAAACATAATATAATTTAAATTAATATTTTAATATAATTTAGTAAATGAAATATCTAATTACATAATATAATGTCAACATTTACAAATTACTTAATTGTAACACTTATTATACTAATATTATTATTAACATTTACTTATTCAACAGATTATTTACAGTTAAATAATCTACTAACACAAGAAACTGAATCAAGTGAAAATTTTTCATATTCATCTGATACAGAATATGAAAAAGAAAAAAATATAGAAAAATCTAAAAATAATGAAAATATAAATGATTTTTTAATTGATAATAATTTTGCAACAATTGATTCAGATAATATAAATAAACAATTATTTTTAAATACTGATGAGTATCAAATGACTGAAAATACAAATAATGCTATTTCTAATGCTTTAAGAAATATATAATTCTTGATTTACTAAATTAATACTTTCAATACTTGGTAATTCTGAACTAAAATATTTATTATAAGGATATAAATATGATGAACCACCATATCCAGTATCATTCATGCATGATATTGTAACAAAATTTGATGCATGTTTTGTATTATATAATATATTAATTAATATTGGTTTTGATAACAATATAATAAAATCTCTATATTTAATATTTTTTTCTTTTTTAATATTAGATTGATATACTATATTATTAATATTTTCATTATTATTTTCAATTTCTAATTTATCAATATTAATGTAAAAATTTGTTGTTTTTGTATGAATATATAACTTATCAATATTTTTATAATAAGGCAAATCTAATATTTTATCACCCTTTCTTTTAATATCTAATTCATCATTCTTATTTAAATATAATTTATTTGTTTCATTATATAAAAATGATCCATTAATTATAATATTATGATCTAAATTAATTGATTGGTATAATCTATAAAATTTTTTAGGGAAATAATTTATATTAAAAATTGGAGAAGTTGATAATGTTAAACAATCATACTCAATATCAATAAAAGACATATATTATAATACAGTATTATATTATTTTTTGTATGAAATTTTTCATCCACTATTAAAATTAATATTAAAACATTTTTTAATATTAATATTAATTTTAAATACAAATTGAATGATTAATTACTTCGTTTATATGAGATACTTGAATTATCTCAATTGATTGTTTTATATCTTCTGATAATTTATTATAATCCTGTTCATTTTCTTTTGGTATTAATACCTTGGTACATCCTGCTTTAATTGCACCAGCTATTTTTGCATCAAGACCACCTATTGCTTTAACATTACCGATTAAATCAACCTCTCCTGTCATTGCAATTGTATTATATATTGGTTTTCCAACAAGTACAGAATATATTGCACATGTTATTGCAATACCTGCAGATGGTCCATCTTTTGGTGTTGAACATTCAGGACAGTGAATATGAAATCCAAATGTTCCAATAGTATCCCATTCTTCTTTAATTAATTTTTTTGTTTCTATTGGAAGTAAATTCCATGCTAAAGTTTTTGCACAAATCATACTTTCTTTCATTACATTACCTTGTTGACCTGTTAATTCTAATCCTAATTTTTTATCAGATATTATTTTTAAAACTTGAATAATAGTTATTCCACCAATTCCAATAGTAGTTGCATATAATCCATTAATTAGACCAATTTGTGGTGAATCATGAATTTTTTTATGTTGAATTTTATAATGTCTAGATAATATTTCGTCAATATATGATGGTGTTAAAATTATTTTTTCATTTTTACCAGTTTTAATAATATTAAAATTTATCTCCCTAAATAATTCTTTAAGTTTTTCTATTGTTTTTCTCATACCAGATTCAAATGTATATGTTTCAATTAAATACTTTATTGAATCTTTAGGAAAATCAATTAATTCTAAATTAATACCAATATTATCACAAATTTCTTTTAATGAATAATTTTTTACTATTATTATTTTTTCTTCTAATTTTAATGGTTTTATTTTTATCTCTGTAATTCTATCTCGTAATATTTTATCAATTGCATATGGATCATTATATGAAAATATAAATATACACTTTGAAAAATCTAATTCAACACCTCCAAAATATTTATCATATATTTCTTTATTCTGCGTAGGATCTGTTAAATGTATTAATATATTAATTATATCACGTCCATGATCTGTTGTAGATACTTTATCAACTTCATCAAAAAAAATAATTGGATTCATACATTTTGAATCCATGAGTAAATCTATTAATTTACCCCATTGTGAACCTAAATACGTATATCCATGACCTTCTAATACAGAACCATCTTTAGCTCCACCAAGTGGTACAAAACAAAATGGTCTTGATTTACCATCTGTATCTACAATACATTTTGCAATACCTTCTCTTGCAATTTGAGTTTTACCAGTTCCAGGAGGTCCTTGTAACCCAATTACAGCTCCTTCCATTTTACCATTCATCCATTGGGCAAATAAAATTTCGAGTTGTTTTTTAACATCTTCTTGACCATATATTGCAGAATTTAATGTATCTCTAATATTTTTTAAATAATTTTGTTTTTCATAATTAAGTTTTTCTAGTTCATTAGCTAATTTTTTGATTTTATCTTTTATTTCTAATAATTTTATATACTCAGATGTTTTTATAAATAATGAATCAGAATATATATCAATTAAATCCCAAATATTTAATAAAGTATTAACTGAATATTTTTTATCTTCTAATAAATTTGAAATTTGTGATTTTAAATTAAAAAAATTAATGTCATTTTTAATAATATTTATAGTATTTTGAATATTATTTTGAATATTATTTTCAGACATAAAAATTTCTTCTTCTTTATAAATTCCAAATGGTATTTTAAAAAAACCATTTAAATATGTCTCTGCTTTTGTAGCTGTATCTTTTGATGAATTTAAATCTTTTATTTTTGTTAAGGCTTTTGATTTATTTTTTTCAGATGTTTTAAGTACTAATAATCTTTCTTCATAACTAATATCATTTACTACTGAATTAAATAATTTATTTTTAGCCATTATTTTTAAATTTATAGTCTCATTTAATAATTTTCTTATAGACCAATGTAATGTATCACGAATATCTGTTGTCCTAACATGTTCATATAAAATATTAGCTATTATTTTATCATCATCTGTTGATAATAATAATAATATTAACATTTTCCTCTGTTTTACTCTATCTAATTTTGTAAAATCATTTACTAAATTACTAATAAATATTTTAGAAAATTTATTAACATCTCCATAATCTAATGTAATTTGATTAATAATTTCTTCATTCGTTTTAATAGTAAAATCAGTATAAGAAAGTTGATTTAAGTATCCATGTTTAAATTTATATGGAAGGTTTAATAAATTTACGAGTTTATTTAATTTATTATATTTTTCATAAAAATATTTTTCCTTAAATAATGAATTTAATGGATCTAATTTAAAATAACCATCAAATTGAAATAAATATGTACCTAATTTAATAACTAAAATTGAATTATTAAGATTATAATAAAACGACTGTGTTATTATTGGATCTTTATTTTCAATAAATTTAATTTCTAGATTATTAATTAATTCATTATCATTACTAAATAATATTTTATTTATTTGAAAATACTTATCAATAAATTCAATTTTATTTTGAATAATTTCTTTATAATTTTCAAAATCATATGAATCCATAAATATTTTACAAATCTCATAAATATGATTAAAACCAATACTCATTATTATTGTTTTTAATTTTGATCGTATTTCTAATTGTGATATATTATATAATTTAAATTTTTCTGTATTTATATTATTATCATCCTCTATCTTAAATTGATCTAATTTAATTGATGAAAATATATCTTCTAATCTTTCAAGAATATCAATTAATATTTCATCCTTAATAATTTGATCTTTTTTAAGTAAAGAAATATGATAACCAATATTTTTATAAATTGAAATATTATCGTCTAAATCTAATAATAATATACTCTTGAATAAATCTTTTTTATCTTCCATTTATAATTGGTCTATAGTTTAATGATGTAATTGGCTTAAAATAATTCAACCACTTTTTATATTAATAATGTGTTCAGACTAGTAATATATTGTAAATTATATTTATCATATAATTTGCAAAAATTATTATTTTACTAAAATTGCCATTTAGCATCAACATCAAATGCCCAAAAGAATTTTTCTCTTAATGTTGTTGAAAATATTTTATCAACTGGAATATCATGTGTTTTTAAAAATGCAACTGTTATTCTTGGATCTATATAATTGGTTTTTGAAGTACCTAACGAAACATTTTTAAGTTCCATTTTTAATTCTTTTTTATTTTTTTGTGATTTAATATATTCTTTAATTTTTTTAATTTTTTTCTTAATTGAATCTGTTTGTTCTGATTTTAATTCTAATTCAGACAATTTTTTTTTGTAATCTTTAATTTTTTCATTAATTTTATCTAAAGAATCATCAAATCCTTTTGAAACATTTTTTTGATGATTACATAACATTGCCACCTTTGCATTTGCTTTATTAAACATTGTTAATAACATATTTAACTTGTCTGGTTTATCATATTTACTATATTTTTCTGTAATTGCATTTAATTCCTCTTGAAATACATATGAAGCATTAAATGTTCTAAACACTTTAGCTGTTAAATCTGAATGAAATGTTTTTAAATACTCATTTAAATCTGCTGATTTTATACTATCAAATAAATCATCACCCTTTTTTTTTGACTCTAAAAATTTTTCTAAATTTAAATATATCTGACTTTCTACTTGAACTTCATTTACATATCTAACTGAATCTTTACCTAAAAAGTCTAATTTAACTTTATTATCTGGTTTTAAAATAATATGTTCATATCTAAGAGATGTAACACCTACTGTATCTGCTTCATCTTCTCCTTTTTCATTCCCAACTCTTAGTGCTAATTTATCAATAAAATATAAAGATGTTGCAAGTTGTACTGTTTGTAAATTAGTTGATCTTAAATTTTCCTCATTTGTTTTACGAATTTTTTCAATTAGTTTTACTAATTTACGAGCTTTATCAAATTTTTCTTGATCTGATCTAGCTTTAAAATCTGATTTTGCACCTAACCATACATATTTAGTTTTTCCAGTAATCGTATCCTTCCATGCAGCTAACCATTCTAATTTATTATCATGAACTATTTTTCTCCATTTTTCTCCACTATAAAAATCTGGTAATTTAGGTATTGGTGCATTTTTAGAAAGATTTAATATTATATCTTTTGGTTCAATTCTTTTTTTTATCATACCTAATTTAGGATGACATCCACGACCTATAAAAATACCTGGTGGTTCCATTTTATAATTCCCTACTGGTTGTGGTTTATCATCTACTATAGCTGTTTTATATATTTCTTCTTGTTTATTTTGCTCTTCTTTTAAAAAAAGTTTTTGTTCTGGTGTTAATAATTTTTTCTTTTCTTTATGTGATTCTAAATATTTTGCTATTTTTGAAAAATCACATAATTCTAATTTTTCAATCGGTACTGATATTCCTTTTAATGTTGGTTTCCATGACTTGAAAAAATTTTTATTAAATGTTTTTGATTTTATATATTCAGTATCAATATATTTCGCATAAAGAGTAGCATATTCTTCTGCTAATGGTGATAAAATTACATCAATTCCATTATATTGAATTGGAATTTTATGAGGTTCATATAAAGGAGGAAATGAAACCCCATTATGAATAAAAGTAGACCATTTTTTTTCACCTTTTACCCCGCCAAATTGTTTATAAATATAATATCTAGATAATAATCTTGTATTTTCCATTAATTTAATATAAAGAAAGAAAAAATTGAAAATTATAATTTATAATTATTTTTTATTTTTACATAGTTATAAATTATGCCACCATATACTAGTAACTCAATTTTTTGTAATTATGAAATTAAATCAAATGATGAAATTCTTAGTAATAATAATTTATTTGAAACACCAATTTCACCAAAATGGACAGTTAAAAAATTTATTAGTATTATTAAAAGTAGATTTACAGATAATATTAATATATATTTAGATGATACTCAAGAAAATATTACTCCATCTGATTTAAATATTACTACAATATTAGGTAAAAAGTTAAATAAAAAATTTATAATTGAATATTTAAAAAATGTACAAACTCTAAAGTCTATTTCAGATATTAATAATCAAATAGATCAATTATGTTGTATTTGTTTAAATAATTCTATTGAAGTTACATTTAGACCATGTAATCATTCCATAACATGTTATAATTGTAGTACACATAATACTATAACTACATGTCCTATATGTAGATGCAATATTGAAAAAATAATTTTTTTTAATTAAATTTATTTATACTATCTATATTTAAATATTATTTATATATTTATATTAAATATATGAATACTAAAATAAAAGAACCATCACTAATTTGTAATAAACGTATTAAAAAAGAATATACAGAATTAATTGAAAATCCATTACCAAATATTAAAATTGCACATATACCTGATAATATTTTAGATTGGTATTGTATAATTTATGAATTAAATGAAGAGGAATATATTAATGGTGAATATATTTTTAATATTAAAATGTCTGCAAATTATCCATTTGAACCACCTGAATTCTTCTTTTTAACACCAAATGGAAGATTTGATACTGGAAAAAAATTATGTTTTTCAAATTCTTCATATCATAAAGAATCTTGGTCACCAATGTGGACTATAAAGACAATAATTTTAGGTTTTTTATCATTCTTTTTAGAAAAAAAATCATCTGGTATTGGTCATTTAACAACATCTATTGATGATAAAAAAATACTAGCTAATAATTCATCCGATTATAATCAAAAAAAATTTAAACTTATTTTAGATCTTTTCAAGCAAAGTATTTAATAAAAAATTTATGAAAATATTGTTTTATCAATATTTGGTTCAATTACACCAATTCTAAATATTAAAGTATTTTGGAATTTTTGATAATATGGATGTCTAAAATATGTACAAACACATCTATAATTTCTAATAAAATAACCATTTGAATCTGTATAACATGTACAATTTTTATTTAATTCAATCAATTTATCAGTATAATCTTCTTGTGAATTTTTTAATTCATTACCATTAAAATTTAATATTTTAATTGTCATTTGATTTATTTGACCTAATAATGAAAATTTAAACATTTTATCAATAAAACCAGATGAAGTATATAAAATATCACAATTACATCCATCTGGGAACATTATTGAAAATGATTTACCAACTGCATCATTTGTAGAATTTTCATTAGGATTTTGAAATTCATCTATATAAAGCAATGTATATTTATCATTTGCTAATGAATATGATTGTAATTTATATCTAGCAATATAATTAATAATTGTAGCTGTACCAATTGGATTTAATTTATTTCTAAATTCAAAAGTATATTCATATACTGTATTTACTGTATTAGGATATTCTTCTACTTCTCCAAAACGTATATATCTTTTAAAATTATTTGATCCTGAAACATCTGTAATATCAATTATTGCAAAAGATCCTGAAACATCAGAAGATGATAATTTAAATGTAGAATTTCTAGGATTAGAAACTAAATTTAACTGTGAAACAAGTGATATATCAGTATTATTTAAAGAAGTATCTTGTTTAACGTAATAATATTTAGTTGGTATAATTCCAGTATCTAATTTAATATATTTAACATAATCAAACTTTTTCATTATGTTTGCATCTTTACTTCCAGGTAATCCATTAAATTTTACACGATATGAAAAAGGATTTATATATTTTTCTATATCTCTATCAGCTGAGTCTAAAATAATTGTATACTCTTGTAATGTTTCTGCATAAACATTTTTAGTCACATTATTATGAATAAGATTATTTGGTTTTTCATAAGTATTTAACATTTGATGAGGAGGATTTAATGATCCTATATCATATGGTATACCATTTTGAATATCACCAGAACCAAGTCTTTCTAATCTATCAGATGTAATATTATTTGAAAAAATATTTTTAATATCTTTTTCAATTAAATCAATTTGTGATAAGATATTTTGATTATTTTTTATCATTGTATTAGAATTATATAGTTTTATTGGATCAATTTCTTGTCCACGATTGATATGTGTTTGTTCTATTGGATGTGTTTGTTCTATTGGATGTTTTTGTTCTATTGGATGTTTTTGTTCTATTGGATGTTCTAATGTAACTTGATTTATTTGTTGATTTGGCATGTTCTTATAAAGGTCTGATGGATTAAAATAATTTTGTTGTATATTAAGATTAGTTCTTCTATAGTTATCTATTCCTGAATTCATTATAAAAATAGTATATATTTTTAATTATAATTTTTTTCTCCATAAAAAATTGAACATTTTTAATATTGCATTTAAGATTTATTTCATATTATATATAATGAAATCAGAAACAATCATAAAAAAGATCATTAATCAGATAGATAGCAATGCAGAAATGATGAAAAATTTATTATTAGAATTAGAAGAATCATTAGAAAAAGAAAATATTAAATTAAAAGAAGATATTAGTAAAAAAATTTCAACATCATTTGATTTAGAATTAAATCAAGTACTAAAAAAAATAATTAAAAAAAAGAAAAATACATCTGGTGTTGAAATAAATAATATTTTAGAAACAATTGATGATATGGAAGACATAAAAGATTTTGTACCAATATATAAAAAAATTATATGTAATAATAAAGAATATTATTATGATGATAAACCAAATGGAGTTGTTATTGAAACATTAGAAGATAATTCAAATAAAATTGTTGGTTATATTGATAATATTTCAAAAAATATTAAATTTATGTAACTATTTTTTTTATTTTATAATTCTATATTATAATTATGGTTAAATCATTTAAACCAAATAATGAAGATTTAAAATGTGCACCATCAAAAAAATATTCAGATAAATCATGTTTTACTTTAGAATCTCTAATACGTATGGCTCAAGCATATAATAATAAAATTAATGAAAACAAATTTAAAGGAAAACTAATTGAAATTAAAAATGAAAAAAAACATCTTGTACTTGAATTAACAGACCGTTTAAAAGATGTATGTGATGATCAAATCTGTTGGTTAAAACAAGATTTTATTAAAGAAATAAATGATTTAGATGCACAAGAAAATACTTTTAGACCTCAAGGACCACAAGGACGTTTTACTTGGTTAAATACTACAAATATTGATCAAATTATGTCTCAATATGAAGATAAATATAAAGATTTTAAATTTTTTGGAGCAATACCAATTGATTTTGATGAAATACCACAATATGGTATTCGTAAATTAAATTTTGATAATCTTATTAATACAGATAAAAAAACTAAAATTGGGTTTGTTTTTAATTTTGATGAACATTGGCAGAGTGGATCACACTGGGTTTCTATGTTTGCTGATTTAAAAAATGGACAAATATATTATTTTGATTCATATGGTACTAGACCTAAAAAAAGAATTAGAAATTTAGTTAATAGAATTGCAAAATGGTATTATACTAGAAATATAATGAATTCAAAATCTGATACAGAATCTATGACAGAAAAATCATTTATGAATCCACAAAATCCAAATTATATTGAAAAAAAATTAAAAAATATAAAATTTAATATGTCAAGACACCAATTTAAAAATTCTGAGTGTGGTGTTTATTCTGTAAATTTTATTTTAAGATTATTAAAGGGAGAAACTTTTGAATATATTTGTGATAACATCACTTCTGATGATGAAGTTAATAAATGTAGAGAAGTTTATTTTAGATTTACTTAATAATATTTACAAGTTTATTTTAGATTGCTTAAAATACTTAAAAATAAAATGTGTAATATTTTTAATGAATCAAAATAATTTAGATATTAGTTCAAATAATTTTGTTCAAGAAAATATATATAATACACCAGAAATAATTGATTCAATTGCAATTGCAAGAGAAACTTATTTTTTTACTTATTATGATGATAATTATTATTATAATTCAAATATAAATGAAAAAAATGTTTTAAGATTTATTTATGAGCAAATAGCAAATATATATAGTGATAATTCTTTAATTAGTTTATTATATCATATGAAATATTTTTATGATTTAAATTTTCCAGAATATGAAAATATTTTTAATTTATTTTATATATCAGTATATCCACAAGCAATTAGAACTGATAGAATAACATCAGGTATAATTCAAATAAATTCTAATGGTAATGAAGTTTATGATAGTTTTATAAGTACATCAAATAATTTTTCTGATATAATAAATAATTTAATTAATCCAAATATAAATAATATATCTAGAAATGAAAATTTACTAAATAGAGATATTTCAACAAATCGATATTATAATAATTCTTTAATGTCTGAAATAGCATTTTTATCAACAATATTTAATATGCAAAATAATGAAAGTATTTTACATGTATTAAATTTAATGAATACTATAATTGAACAACAAGAAGATCAGTGCACAGTTAATACAGAAGATATTAATATACTTGAAACTTGTAATTTTTCAGATGTTAAAAAAAATTTTTTAGAAAAAAATTCAGATTATTGTACAATTTGTCAAGAAAATTATGATAAAACATCACAAATTAAAATTTTACCTTGTGAACATTTTTTTCATTGTTCATGTATTGAACCATGGTTATTAAATTGTTCTAATTTATGTCCAATATGTAGAAAAAATGTTAATAATGATAAATAATTGTAATTTTTATGGTTTAAATATATATTCAATATTCTATATATTTAAATGAACAATAAAACTATTAATATAGTTATTAAACAAATAATTGGTAATAATAAATTAATTTTTCCAGATTCTAAAAAAATATTATTTGATTTAATAAAAGATAGTTTATATATTTTTTTTCCTAAATTAGAAATAACTGATGACCAAATAAATTTATCTATTGATGAATTATTAATTAAACCAAAAGAAAAACTTTCTATTTCTAATATTGTTGAAAAAATTGTTAATCAATATAATGATTTATCACAATTAATTATTCCGAAATTTACTCATAATGATGTGCGTGATCAATTTTATAGAAAAATTTGTGATCAAATACAAATTCCTGATAATTATATTAAATTTTGGAATCAATATAAAACAATAGAAAATGTTCCACAACCAGAACAAAAAACACAGGCCTGGTTTGATATGAGAAATAATTTTATAACTGCTTCTGCTGGTGCACAAGCTATTGGAGAATCAAAATATGAAAAACCTATTGAGCTTATTAAACAGAAAATAGGTATTGGTAAACCATTTGATGAAAATTTTAATGTTCATCATGGTAAAAAATTTGAAAAAATAGCAATCCTTATTTATGAAAATATTTATAATAATAAAGTTGGAGAATTTGGATTAGTTCCTCATATTGGCTCTGATGATCAACCAATGATTCCATTTCTAGGTGCATCTCCTGATGGTATTTGCACTTGTTCTACTTTAGATGGTAAATTTTCTCCAATGGTTGGTCGTATGTTAGAAATTAAATGTGTTACGTCTAGAATAATAAATACTGAAGGTGATGAAGATGGTGTTATTACTCCTCATTATTATTGGGTTCAGGTACAACTACAATTAGAATGTTGTAATTTAGAAGAATGTGATTTTTGGCAATGTAAATTACAAGATGGTGTAATTAAAAAATTTAAAGTTGGAGAGGAATGGACTGCTAGATCAATCCCATGGAAATATGAACAATGGAAAAATTTAATAGAAAGTGAGGATACAGAAACTTTTCATACTGAACAACAAAATAAAAATATATATGTAGATCCATTATATAAATATGGTACAATGATTGAATTAATTCCAAATAAAAAAGATGATTTACCCACTCATCATCAAATAGAATGGTATGCTAAATATATTTATCCAACTGAATTAAATGGAACTATAAAAGAAAAAATAGAATGGGCAGAATGGATGAGATGTAATTGGAAAACTGCATATCCTGAGCTATCATCAGATTATAAATTTGGACGTATTCTTTATTGGCATTTATCTAAATCACACTGTTATTTAATTAAAAGAGATAGAGAATGGTTTAAAAGATCATATCCAAAATTTAAAGAATTTTGGGATCAAGTTATTGAACTTAGGAATGATCCAATTAAAAAACAAGAATTAATAGATAAAATTGCTCATGATGAAATTAATAAAATGGAAAAAAAACTTAAAAGAGCAGAAATAAAAGTAGTAAAAGAAAATATTAATTATGCAAATATGTTTGATTCTGACTCTGATTAATTTTTTTTATGCAATTTGATCATTAATAAAATGTCCTGTAAATATTTCATCACCACCAAATGAATATAATGTACCTATTCCATGTTTATAACCATTTTTCCACTCTCCAATATATTCAATTATTTCAAAATTATCATCATTTTTATAAAATGATGAACCATGTCCATTTTCTTTATTATTTTCAAATTCACCTTGATATTTTATCGAACCATTTACATAATATAATGTTCCAATATTATATTTTTCTGATATAAATGTACCATTATATACTTGTACATTATTTTTTGTCTCAATACCATCTTTAATTAGACCATTTGAAAAATTACCTGTATATGTTGATCCAGTTATTGTATTTCTAATTCCTTTACCATCTAATTTCCAATCATTTAAAATCTTAATAAATCTTCCTGACTCTGATATTTTTAAATTATTGATTGAATATTCTACATTAGATTCTATTTCTGAAATATTAAAATATAACATTGAATTTTTTTCTTTAAAATATTTATACCCATCAATAAATATATTATTATCTTTGTCAAATTTACCTACAAGTACTTCATTTTCATTACATAATAATTTAATATGATTTTCTTTCAAAAAAATATTTTCTTCTATTATATCCATATCATTACCTATTATATAAGATGTATTTTCATTTTTATAAAAATAAGATATTTCTTCTAACATTTGTATATTATTCGTAATTGACAAAAATTCAATTAAATTATCTTGCTTTGATAGTTTTTCAACTAATTTTTTCATAAAATTAACAATTCCCATTTTAATTGTTTCTTTAACTCTATTAATTTTATATTCATAATATTCATTTAAATATTTTATAAATTCAAACCCTTTAATAGGAATACCATCTTTATAAAATGATACATTCATAATAGTGCCATTATCTTTATTATATGTCACACACCATCCATCATTATTTTCATTAATCTTAAAGCCTTGAAAACTCATTATATTATTTGTAATAATTTTATAATAAATTGGTTTATTAATACTATCATTAATCCATGAACCATCATATAAATATTTTCCATTTGATGAATACATCAATCCAAAACCATGTCTTTTTGAACATAATATTTGACCTTTATATATTTCTAAATTTTTATATACAATTGTTCCATAACCAGATAATTCTCCTTGATTAAAATCACCATCATAAGTATCAATATTATTATCATGATTTAAATATTTAATTCTTCCTTTTCCATCTGGTAAATTTGTTAATAAATCAATATATCCTTGATACATATATTTTGTTTTATATTGTTTAACATAATTAGATTCTGGAATACTTACAATAAAATCTGTCATAAATTATTTATAAATATATTATATTTATATACCCAATAATCTAATATTTCAAATTTTTTAATATATCTGAAATATAATCAGCTCTTTTTTTTATTAAATTTATACTATTAACAGGAATTTTTATATTTGATAAATTTTTTATTATCGAATGAAATTTCATATTTATACAATTTTTCTTTTGATCAATAAATTCTATTTTTTTAACCTCTTTTAAATTTAATAATATAATATAAAAATCTATAAATGAATTATTTAAATATTTTATATCTATTTCATTTTCTGAATTATCAAATAATTTATTTAACTTGTTAATAATCTGTAATATTTTATAATTAAAATTATTACATAAATCTATACATATCATATAAATATCAAATAGTCTACCAAATTCATCAGTAATTTCAAAATTATCTGGCATTTGTAAATATAAATTAATTAAATATTTATCTTCCATTTTAATCTTTTTATTGTCTTTAAAAATAATAGAAAATTCAAAATCTATAAATTGTATATCATTTAATGCATCATATTTATCAACTAAAATATTATTAGATTTTAAATCACCATGCACAAAACCATATTCTAAAAAAAGTTCTTCTTTTAATATTAATAACTCTCTGTAAATTGATATTATCACTTGTGAATTATATATACTTTTTACTAAATCAAATAGTGTAATCATATTTGGATTATAATCTCCAAATAAAAAACTAATTTTATTTGGTTTTTCTAATTCTTCTTGTATTTTTCTTTTTTGAGTTATTAATTCTGGAAAAATTTCAATAATATTTATATTTAATTTTGGTAAATTAATAATAGTATCTTTATCTAAATTATTAATAGTATATATAGATGTAAATGACTTGAATGATTTATGCTTTATTAATGTATATATATAATATTCATAGTCAATATTATCAATTTCATCTAGATATTTAGGTAATTTTAATATATAATTATAATCATTATTTAAATTAGTTATATACATAATATGAGTAAACTTTTCATTTTTTCTAATAATATGCATCTAATTATAAAAATTGATATTATAATATATTAATATATTAATATATTAATATATTATTTTATATTTTTAATGTCATACCCTAAAGTTAACAAAATTCCTTATACTGTAAATTTTGGAAACATTGACGATAAATTTAGAGGTTCTAATATAACTTCTCTTGCTGACCCTATTATTAGTCATAATGATGATTATTTTTGGATACGCGATGATTCTAGAACTAATCAAAAAGTTTTAGATTTAATTAAAGAAGAGAATGATTATACTAATTCGATTATGCAATCTAATATAGAATTACAAAATACCATATACAATGAATTAAAATTAAATATGAATCAAGATTATAAAACATTTCCATTACCAGAATATAGTGTTAACTCACAATTTAAATATTTTAAAGAATATCAAAATGGTTTTGGTTATTATCTATATAAACGTTTAGATAAATCTACAAACTTGGAAATAACTTTACTAGATATTAATAAATTAGCATTAGGAAAAGAACAATGCGATGTTACTAATATTAGTCATAGTCTTAATGAAATTTTTTTTTCATATTGTGTTGATTATAATGGATCTGAAAAATATGAATTAATTATTCAAAATTTAAATACAATGGTATATGTTAATACATCTGTTATACCATTAATATCATATGGTAATTATAAATGGATTAACAATGATACTATAATATGGATAGAAACAGATTCATCTAATAGACCATATCAAATTTGGTTATGGAACATAAAAACAAGAGATTCACTACTTATTTATGAAGAAACTAATTGTGAAATGTCTGTTGAATCATATACAAGTTCTGATATGAGATATATTTTTATATCATCATCAAATTATGATACAACTGTAGTATATTATATAGATACAAGAAAAAGTTTAACAAAATATCATCAAATTCATCCTTTTGTTTCTGGATTAATATACTATGTTGATTATTATGAACCTTGTACTTCTGAGTTACAATCTAACTTAATAGGTGATTTTTATATTAGAACAAATTCAGATGATTCTATAAATTGGAAAATTTGTAAAGTACCAATTGATCAGATTGGAACTTTAACACATAAAGAATGGCCTGATTTTATAAAATATAATGAAAATATTTATATTAATTCTATATCAATTACAAAAAATTATTTATTATTTACTTGTAAAATTAATGGTTCTGATTTTATTAATATTGTAAATTTATCTAATATAAATCATATTTTTATGACTAATCTTAATGGATATGAACAACTAATAGAATTTAATCAATATAGTTATAAACCATGGTGTGAATTATGGATAGATACTGTATATACTTTAAATGTTTATTCAACATTTTATAATGCAGATTATTTATATTTAACATTAGAATCAATGACAAAACCATTTTCAATTTATAAATTTAATCTAGATAATTTTAAACATTCAGTTGTATATGTTAAGGAAATACCAAATTATATACCAGAGTTATATAAATCTGAAAGAATTTATGTTGAACTTGAAAATGATATAAAAATACCAATATCTCTTGTTTATCATAAAGATAAATTTAATAAAAATGGGTCCGCACCATTATATTTATATGGTTATGGTTCATATGGTAATACTGTAGACCCAGATTTTGATTCAAAAATTATACCATTACTTAATCGTGGATGGATTTATGCTATAGGACATGTTCGTGGAGGTTCTTTTCTAGGTTATGATTGGTATGAAAATGGTAAACTTAAAAATAAATTAAATACTTTTACTGATTTTATTGCATGTGCTGAATATTTAATTAATATAAAATATGCACATCCAGATTTAATAACAATAGATGGTAGATCTGCTGGTGGTTTATTAGTAGGTGCTAGTATGACAATGAAACCTGAACTATTTAAAAATGTTATTATGGGTGTTCCTTTCGTTGATGTATTAAATACAATGTGTGACTCAACAATACCACTAACAGTTGAAGAATGGTCACAATGGGGTAATCCTAATATTGCAGATGATTATAATTATATGAAATTATACTGCCCATATACTAATTTAAAAGAAACTAATTATCCAAATATATACATTACAACTGGACTATATGATCCACGTGTCCAATATTGGGAACCACTTAAATTTATTACAAAATTAAGAAGTTTAAAGACAGATTCAAATATACAATTAATTAAAATTAATACTGAACAAGGTCATTTTGGTGGTTCAGATAGATATAAATATTTAGAAGAATGTGCTGAACAATACACATTTATATTAACTATGAACTCAAAAAATTGATTATTATAATACTTATAATTTAATATAAAATAATTAATAATATATTCTAAATGCCTAATAAAGTATCTTATTTAACATTAAAAAAAATATCTTTTAATAGGAAACAAAAAATTTCACAATTAAAATATGATATTTTTAAATTAAAAAAAAAAATTAAATTATATGAATTATATTATAAAATATTTTTAATTTTAGTCAGTTTATTCCTAATGTATATAAGTTATAAAATTTATATTTTATTAATATACATTATTTTTCAAAAAAATTGATTTTTTTATTTATTTATATATATTTAATATTAGTAATTAAATATGGATAAACAAATCGTAGGTTTAATAAAACAAAATAAATCAATTTATGATTCTCTCATTTCTAAAGAAATTTTAAATGTTCCTGACTTGATTATTTTAACTGAATTAATGAGTTTAGATGAACAAAAGAATTTGCTTTTAGAAGAGAATAAAAAATTAAAAGATATAGTAAAAGAAAATAAACCTATTCAAGAGTTAACTGTTAAAGAAAATAAGTCTATTCAAAAGTTAGCTGTTAAAGAAAAACCAAAGGACGAAGATAATGACAATGATTTATATGAAGATAATGCTAAAGATACACAACCTAAATTTAGTACAATAACAAATATGGAAGATATTAAAAGATCATTTTTTTCTGGAGATTATAATGAATTTAAAAAATTAGTAAGCTTGCATCCATTTAAAATGTACTCTGGAGAGTATCTTTATGCATCAGATAAAGATGGATCTCCTGATTATTCTGCAAGAAATTTAGTTAAAGGATTTGTTAGAAATTTTGATGATTATCGTAAATATTTTATGATATGTTTTAGATGTTATCAACATCAAAATGAAACTAATACCTATACTTATCCATCATTATGGATATTAAATTCAAATGATTGTATAACTAATATACTAGGTTCTAGTGCTGATGACTATAAATTAACTGAAATTTTACCTGAACAAATTGATAATTTTTTAAAATCATTTGAAAAAATAACTGATGAAACAACTAATATTATTGCTGAAAACTATGTTCATTAGTCACATAATAGGTATTTTCACCATTATTTTCCAATTGGGTCGAAAAAAAAAATCAAAATTTTTTCAAAAAATTATAAAAAATTCTCCCCCCCTCCCTCGGAAATCTTTGTACGATTTTGTGTAAAATTGATACATTTTTGTTTATATAATTACATTTTTAGTATAATAAAAATCTTTGTACGATTTTGTGTAAAAAAATTACCTTATTCATTTTGAAGGTGAAATCTTTGTACGATTTTGTGTAAAATCTTTGTACAGGTTTGTGTAAAATAGACCATTTGTCATCTAAAATCTTTGTACGATTTTGTGTAAAAAGATTATTACAAAGACTATAATTATATTTTTAAAATAATATTTCTTTAGATATATTTAATTTTTATTTATAAAGAAAATTAAGAAAAATCTATTTTTTTACAATTCATAACATATATATAATATTTATTAGGTTTAATTATCATATTTGTTAATTTAATAAAATTTACCATTAATTATTAGTATAAAATATAATTACTAGACACATAAAAACAATTTTTATCCTATTTTATGTAAAATTTATCCTATTTTGTGTAAAATTTAGCCGATTTTGTATAAAAATTATCCTATTTTATGTAAATAGGATTTAAAAAAATATAAATTAAATATTATTAATGAGTTTATGTTTATACTGTAAAGGTAGACATAGTAATATTGAATTATGTTATTATATTAATAATTCTATTATATATTTTAAAAATTTAAATATAAAAGAAATATTAGATGAAATTAAATGTTATAAAAATAATAATAAATATTTTAAATGTAATATTTGTAAAAAGTATTTTACAAATAATAAAAATTTAAGAAATCATATAAATAAAAAGATATGTGAAAAAGACAAAGGACATAAATGTAAAATATGTAATAAATTTTTTGCTATAAAAAGAAATTATAAATATCATGTAAATAATAAAGTTTGTGTTAAAACAAATCAAAATAATATTCAAAATATTCAAAATAATATTACAAATATTCAAACACAAAATAATATACAAAATAATAACCAACAGATTATAATTGCTGTAAATAATGCAGATGATTTTAAAAAAGTTGTTGAATTAATTCCTTTTAGAAATATTAAATATAATATAACACCTGAAACTTATCTGGAATATGTTAATAATCCAGATCAGGCAATTAAAAAGTTTATAAAAGATCAGCATTTTAATCCAAATAAACCAGAAAGAATGAATGTTCATAATACAAATTTAAAATCAAATAGAATACATGTATTTGATGATGAAGATAATGATAGAGGAAGATGGATGATTAAAGATAAAAGTACAATTACCGAATTATTATATGACAGAGGATTAAACCATTTATTTGTTGCAAAAGATATAGTAGAATCAAATGGTATTAGAATTGATCCAAGAAAGATACAACAATTAGAAGAAAAAATAAAACAATTAGAAAATGATGATAAAACAAGAAAAGAATATATGGATATGATTTCTGATATGTCATATAATTATAGAGAAATGGTAGATGAAAATAAAAAAGGTATTTATTCTATACAAACACTTGATAAAATAAATAATACTATTATTAACTACTAAAATATAAATAATTAATTATTTGATATAATACTTTATTATTTTTTTTTTGATGAATAAGATTTTTTTTGAAATTTATCTTTATTTTTTGAATTAAATTTATATTTTGGTTCTTCTAAAGGTATAGTACCATCATCCTCTTTTTGGAAAACATACATTCTATTTAATTTACTATATGTAAAACATGCTTTATTTACTGGATCATCTAAATTATAAAATTCTTTAACTTTCATATACCATTTTTTATTTTGTTGATTTTCCTCATATTTTGCAGAATTATCAAAAAAATTCTTATGTTTATAATATATATTTCCAAATGTATCTGTGTCTTCTAATCTAAAACCATTCATCTTCATTGTAGAAATTAAAAATTCTGGATTAACTAAATATTCTGTAATATAAACATCATCTTCAAATGCTGGTAAATGTACATCAATTGATATTCCTGTCTTATTTAAATTTTTAATTTCAGGATCATATTTTCTAACAACATCAAAAATAACTTTTTTATTACCTTCTTGTGTTGTATAATGAGTTATAATATGTCCAGAATCATCAAAGTTTTTATGAATTAAACTTGCATCTAATGTAGTTATTAATATATATCCTGATGGTTTTAAAAATTTTTTAATATTTTCCATAAAATTTTTTAAAGTTTCATCAGTTTTAAAAATATAGTGAATTGCAAATTGACAATTAATAATATCATATTTCTTATAATCTTCTTTATCAAATATTTCTAATAACATTTTTTTATTTTGATCAGACATTGGTCCTAATGCTCTAGTTTGATCATCTACTGTTAAAAGTGCACCAGCATCTGCTACTAAAAAATTCATTTTAGGCCAGTTTGGAAATTTTTTTTTAAAATCTTGATATCTTGATAAGGCACCATCAGAACCAGAATAAATACCATTAGGATCTATATCAAAACCTACATAAGAAGCAACACGACTATGATAAAATTTTGCTAAATCACCACCTTTACCACATGGAATTTCAAGTATATCCATTTGTCTAAAACTATTTATTTCACCAAGTGATTTTTTAGAACAATAAGTATATATCATATTTGATTTTATCCAATTATGAAATTCTCTTAATGGTTTTGCCAAATTTGATATAACTTGATAATAAATATTCTCTCTACGTTCCATTGTAATTACATCTGATGTAATTTTTGCTTTTAGTTTTTTATTATGAGATTCATATGATTCTATATTACTTAATAATTCAATATCAGAAATTTCTACACCATCCATCATTGATCTCCATGTCTTTTCTGCAATTTCGGAATTATTACCATATTTACGTTTAAACATATTTACTGAATCTGTCTTATCAAATCTTGTTCTTAATGGTACCCATCTAAAACCACTTGGAATAGTTGGATCATTTAAATATGTAAATTCTATAACACATTTATCTTGAATTATATTTCCTTCAATATCTCTTGCCTCACCATCTACTACAAAAATATTTGCAACATAATTATCTTTTTCTTTTTGAAATAATATAGGATATTCTTTTCCATTATCTATTTTGCCAACATGTAAATTTAAAATTCTATATAATGAACCTTTTACTTTAAATTTTCCAAGATCTTCATGTACAATTTCTTCTTCTAAATCTTTTGTTTTTTTATTAATAAGTTCTGTATTTGATTCAGAATCATCATATACATTTAATATTTGATTTGTTACTTTATCTCTTTCATATTCAACATAAAAATCAAGTGAATTTTTAGAAGAAGGTTTCCATTTATAAATACGATTTTTGGTTTCTCTTAAATTTCTAGTATAAATTTGATCAATCGGAGTAAAAATAATACCATCTAATATATAAGGACATTGTAACTCTGATGATTTTGTATACAAATTCCATATTAATGATGCTCCATTGAATACCTCACATGGATGTCCACCTAATGGAAATATAAAATATTTAGAAACAATAATATTAGGACCTGATTTTGATGAATCTAATTTTTCATTTAATTCTTTAATATATTTTTTAATACCATCTGTATGATATTTTTTTATTTTTTTTAAATCAAAATCACCTATATATTGTAAATTATCTGAATTTTGGCCAAATAATTCTTTTGTACACATTTGATTTTTTTGTAAACGTAATTCAAGTTTTGGTTCTTTACGAATATCTTCTCCTTTAAAAAATAAACAATCAAATGTTAAAAATAAAAATTTTTTCTTTTCTCCTATATATATATATTCTCCATCTAAAATAGTGTTTGAATATTCTAATAATACCGATTTTTTTAATCCACCTATTTCTTCAATATTCAATTGTTTAATCTCTAATGTATTTGATAATAAATATATATTACCATCACTTATAAATAGAAATGTTCTCTCACCATCAGCTTTATCTGTAACTGTATATTTATTTGGGATTAAATCAACAATATGTGGGATTTCTGCTGCTTGTGTTTGCATTCCAGGTAAATCTTTAATATTTGTTTCTTGTTCACCAAATACTAATTTTTTAAAATTATTAATAACTTGATTATAAGATATTTTATTAATTACAATTGATGATTTTTGAAGAACTTTTTGTACATTTAAAATATAATCATTAATAGTATTTACTATTGGATCTAATTTTTTAATCTTATTTTTAACTGTTACTTCAAACTCTAATTCTACTATAAATGGATTTTTTTCAATTAATGATGGTTTATTTGCATTTTTAACTTGTGATAAGTCAATTCTAATTGTATAATCAGATGTGTCTTCTATAATTAAACTTACACGTTGAATATATCTAAAATTAATATATTTTCTTTCTTTTTCTGACAATTTTAATAACTCTTTATATGATGTTTTTGGAATATCCTTTTCTGTTGAAAGTCTTATTCTTAAATTATAATCATCTATATCTACAATATTTTTTTTATCCTTTATTTTTTCCATTACTTCAATAGTTTTATCACCTTCTGCATATTGTGATAATAACATTGAAAATATTACATGATTTTCTCTATGAGATATATTACTCATTTTCATATTAATATTTTCAATACCTTTAATTGCAATTCTATAATTATTAAAACTTTCATAATCATAATTATATGATACATTTAATGAATCATCTCTTTTTATTTCTAGTTTATTATTTTTTGCAATTGTTGCTAAATACTTTAAAAGTACTATATATTTTTCCAGAGAAATTTTATATTCTGATTGTTTGAATCCTATCTCAATTTCATCTCCTTTTTTTGCGTTAGATAGAAACTCATGTAATGATGTTTTCATATTATCGATAGAGGTTTTGGCTATAGAATCCATTATAAAATATAATACATATTTATTTATATCTATTAAATATAAAAAATTCAATGTTTATTTTCTATAATAAATATATATAAATGAATAATATTCATATACTTTTTTTAATGACCATATTTTTAATAATTTATTTATCTTTTATTTATAATATTGAACAATTTAAAGATGATACATCACAAAATGTTATAAATCCAATAAATAGAATATACAATTTAATACCAAACAATTCTACATTATTTTATGATTATTTATATAATCCATTAAACTATTTATATAATCCATTAGATTATTGGCTAAATCCTTATTATTATAATTTTTATTCATATCCAATATTTAGTACAAATTATTATACAAACCAATCATATAATAAATTTAGAAAACATGGGCATAGACATCGAAATCGACACTGATAGTGACACTAAATATAATTACTTTAAAAAATTTGAAAAAATATTATTTTAATATATAAACATTAATTTTTATATTAAAATAATAATGGAAACTGTTATGGAAAATAAAATTAATAAATTATTTCAAAATTTAATAAATATTAATTATTATAATCCTTTTATTAATTCAAAAATTATAAGTTATGCTAAAAAAATTGGTATGAGATTAATACCAGAATCAATGGGATTTAATGGATGTTCATCTTTAGGATTTTTTAATAATAGATTATGTGAAATTGTAACAAATGAAAATTTAACAGAAGCACAAATAATACATTTAGATAAATTAATTAAATTATGGAATTTTCAACCATTTTTAATATTAATTAATTCATTTACAGGAAAAATTTTAGATATACAAAAATATGAAAAAATTAAAATAAAATCACCAGATAATAATTGGGTTGCTGCAAGTTATACAAGAAATTATATGTTAGATGATCCTATTATAGATTATTTAAAATATTATAATTTAAATAATCGAAGAATAATAAATAAAAGGAAAAGGTCAAGTAGTAATAACTCAAGTAGTGAAACATTTTTAGAACATATTTTTGAAAATGGAAATAATTTTGAAACATTAATTATTAATAAAATAAAATCAATGGTTAAAAAGAATGATTTTATTGAAATTGGTAAAAGTTATGAAGCAAGAAATTTAGATAAATATTTAAAAACATTAAATGCAATTAAAAAAGAAATTCCAATTATTTATCAGCCTGTTTTATGGAATCCAAATAATAAAACATTTGGATGTGCTGATTTAATTATAAAATCATCATTTGCTTCAAAAATATTTCCATCATATAGTTCTTATTCTATATTAGATAATGATACATATGAAGTATATGATATTAAATGTTCTAATTTAAAATTAAAATCAGGTTTAGATAGTTTATTAAATGAAATAGCAATAAAACCTTATAAAGCACAACTGTGGATATATACTGAGGCATTAAATAATATGCAAAATATAAAAGCAACAAGAGGATTTTTAATTGGTAAAAATTACTATAGAGAAAAAACAGTTAATAAAAAATTAATAACAGAGAACTACTCTGATCCATTTGAAAAATTGGCTTTAGTTGATTTTAATAATTATTCAGAAGAGTCAAATATAGAAAAAACTATAGAAGCAATTAATTGGATTAAAGAAGTTAAGAAAAATAAACGTTTACGAATTGATCCACCAAATGATTCTAGATTATATCCTAATATGAAAAATACACAAGATAATGAATTTCATTCTATTAAAAAAGAACTTGCAGAAAAAAATAAAGAATTAACTTTGATTTTTTCTGTTGGAAAAAGAGGAAGAGATTTAGCTTTAGAAAATGGAATAAGTAAATACGATGATCCAGATTTATCTGCAACTATATTAGGGTTTAATCCAGAAACAAAGGTTGCAAATATTGTAAATAATATATTGGATATAAACAGATCAGAAACTAAATTAATTAATCGTAAAGTATGGCCTAATAATAAAGAAAAAATTATTGCATTTGATGAAATTACAAATTTAGGAAATTGGAAAAATTCTAAAGTAAAATGTTATGTTGATATTGAAACAATTAATACATCAGTATATAAATTAGATACTGTAAAATCTAATTTTATTTTTATGATAGGATTAGGTGTTATAAAAGATAATATTTGGAGTTTTTATGTATTTACAGCAAATAGTTTAGATTTAAGTGAAGAAAATAGAATTATAACAGAATTTGAACAAAAACTTTTAGAAATAGAAAATGAATTATTAGTATATGATTCAATACCAATATTTCATTGGTCAAATTATGAAAATATAAATCTTAAACCATTTGTAAATATAAATGAATCTTATAAATTTTATGATATGTGTAAATGGTTTAAAGATTCTGGAATTTGTATAAAAGGATCTTTAGATTTTAAATTAAAAAATATTACTAGGGCATTATATAAAAATGGTTTAACCAAAATTATATGGGATGATAATGTTTCAGGTGGTTTAGATGCAATGAATTTAGCATATAATTACTATAAATCTAATTTACAAAATCCTAAAATTTTAAAAGATATTGAATATTATAATGAAATAGACTGTAAATCTATGGCTGAAATACATAATATATTAAGTAAAATAAATTAAAATTTAGAAGCACTAAACCCTGGTTTATATGGTCTTAAACGAATATTAAATGCTATTTGACCTAAACCTCTTCCATATGTATCTTTTGCATATGTTTCAGGTACATATGATTTTTTTGGTATAGGTATACCCAAATCAGATGCCCCTTTAATACCATCAGATATCCCACCTGAAATTGTACCTCCTATATCATAAAAATCTTCAATTGTTTGATTTTGAATATCTCTTAAAATTAAACTAGCATTGTTACTTAAATCTATAAATTGATTATTACTTATTTTTTTAGAATCTTCCATAGCTATATTTTTACTTAAATCTACATTTAAACTTAAGTCTAACATTTGCTTGTCATAACTTGTTCTAAGTAATAATTCTTGATTACTTGCATCTTTAATTGCATTTTCTTTATCTAGTTTTAATTTTTCTATATCTTTAATTGCTTTATCTAAATTTTCATTAGCAATTTTAAGATCTTCGGTTGCCTTTAATTTAATTGCATTAGCTTCTGCTTTTTTTTCAGCTATTTCTTTATTAATTTGGTCATTTAATTTTTGAATTTCTAAATCTCTATTTTCATTATTTTTAGAAATTTCATTATCTTTATTTGCATTAATAGAATTAATTGTATTTACTCTTTCTTGTGATAAGTTATTTATTTTATTATTTTGTTCATTTATTAAATTTTTAGAATTATTACTAATATCATCTATTTCTTTTTTTTTATTTTGTTGTATTATAGAAATATTAGTATCACTTATTTTTTTAATATCATTTAAATATTTTTCACCATTTGCTTTTATTTCATCTGGATTACTACCTGTTGGATTATATGATTGTATAATTTTTGTAACATCTACTATTTGTGTTTCAAAATGTTCTTTATTAACATATATCATTATTTTATATTATAATATAATATAAAATAAAATAATATTAAACTTAATATATTAAATTTAATAAATTTATAAGGATTAAATTATAGTTTATATAGTTTTAAACTTTATAAATAATATTTTTCCAATATTATTAGTTTTATTATCTATTTTTAATATTAAAATATAAAATAATATAAAATAATATTAAATTTAATATTATTTTATATTATAATGAAATTTTATTTGATTATCGGTATACTAATATTGATATTTATATATTATATATACAAAAATAAATATTTTAAAATTGAATATTTTCAAGATACTGGTGATGAAGAAGACACTGGTGATGAAGAAGATACTGGTGATGAAGAAGATACTAGTGATGAAGAAGATACTGGTGATGAAGAAGATACTAGTGATGAAGAAGACACTGGTGATGATGCAAAAACTAATTTTAAAGACCAACAAAAGGATAATATTCTAATAGTTGGAGATAAATTATTAGATGAAAAGGCCAAAAAAGAAGCTACTAAAAAAGCTGCTAAAGAAGCTACTGAAAAAGCTGCTAAAGAAGCTACTGAAAAAGCTGCTAAAGAAGCTACTGAAAAAGCTGCTAAAG